CACCATCGATTCCCAGGCGTGTGTCCCCATCGATATACTCGTAGTCGTAACCGCCTTCGCTTGAATCCTGGATGAACAGGTAGTTACCGTTGTCGAGTTCCAAGAGTTCTTCGTTAATGCACATATGTGTATACCCCCTTATGCTTGAGCGCTTAAGCGTACTTCGTTCATATACGCTTGCAAGTTCTTGTATTCCTTCGGTTGAAGACCATTGTCTTTGCACCACTGAAGGTAGAATTTCATTTGTTCTGCAAAAGTTAATCGTTCCATTTTGTTCTCCTATCTGTGCCTAGGTAGGCATTATACCTACCCAAGCACTATGTGTGAGTTTTACCAAGTTCTCACGACTCCGCCCATTGATGGTTTGATTCCAACCCAACCAAATTCTGAACAGTCTGGGTCATCCAAGTTCATCACATATGCACAGGCTTGTGCTTTAGCAAGAGCGTTGCGGTCACTCTCCCATTCGAGTTCTTGCCCACTAACATACAAGAGTGTAAGCATATCGCCTAATGTTGTATGTGTTAATTGAGCGTGATACACGAGAATGCCTTTAGATTTCTCGATTTCAGTGATTTTAGCCGCCCAATCAGGATTATTATCTACAAAGTAGAGAACAGCGTTGAAATAGGCATTTTGGCGTTCACTGTAATACAATTTGCCCTTGCGGAAAGCGTTACGTACGTTCCCCATCATGTGAAGCATTTGCATACGAGCAAGAGCTTCAGCTTTTTGTCTCTCTAAAAAAGAGTTTACGACTGTGTTTTCCATTTTTTGTACCTCCAGGATTAAAACACTTGTGAGCTATGGACTACACCATTTATGGTGTGCCACACTGTAATGGATTTGATTCCCCACATATACTCATCTGGGTTATCTTCGTCCATGTATGTATTCTCGATGAATTTTTCATCGTCATCTGTGATGTAAATGCTGACATCGTCATTGTTCCAGACTGCCACGACCACGTGATTTGCATCGCATGAGTCGATTGCGTCTATGTTCACCCATCTATCGAGTGCTTTAGCACCATAGCGGTTTGTGATTGCGGTTAAGACCGCGATAAGTTCGTTAGTTTTCATTGTAATTTTCTCCAATCTTTTCTTTTTTATTTCTTTTCTCTCGAGTATGCCCTAGTTGAGCATACCCAAGAGTTCCATTTGGTCGAGTGTCAAGTCGGTCGGATCGCCTGTGCTTGAGCATTTATGTGTTCTAGGTGTTTGCTTGAGCACTCTAGGTATCACATAACTCGTATTCGAGTAGTAGATGCCACCATCTTTAATCCAGTTGCCTATTAAGGCACAATAGCCAGTTTTTGATAAGACTGCTAACTTGTTTGGGTAGCCATCTCCGAGTAGTCTATTGACTAATCTCACTTTTTCAGGTTTCTTTGACCAGTAGTGATTTCCGTGAATAATATCTACAAGATATTGAGCGATAAATGTCATACTGTCATTGCGGTCTTTTACGCCCCATTCACTTGTGAGGTGGATGATTCCATTGTGTGCAACACCTATCTCGCATTCACTCTCGAGTTTTCGCATATCGGCATAATTGCGAGTAAGTGGGTATGGGTGAGTGAGTTCTGGAACATTGCCGCCCTGGGTTCCGATTCTGAAGTGATAAACTACGCTGTAGTTTTTATCATCGAGACCATCGAAGAAGCTTTTATAAGCTTGCTCGAAAGCTTTGTAGTTCATAAATCCCTTGCGAATAACGACTGTGTCGTTGATGGCGACCATAAATCCTGCTCCATCTGGGTTTCTCTTAAAGCATTGCTTAAGAGTTTCGAATGTTGGGGCTTTTTGCCCTGCTGGTTTGAATACTGCGATACACATATATACATGTCCTCCTGCTTAAGTGCTCTAGCATTACGCTCTAAGGGCGGTTGCAATGCCCCTAGAGTCTTGTGCGATGGTGTTTAAGAAAGCACCATTTTTACGCCAGTAGTTCATAGTTTCACTAGGAACTAACTTGAAGATTTTTCCCATACAATAGATTTTGTCAAAGCGAATATTTTTAATATTCTCGACAACACCGATTACGAGAGAAAGATAATGTTTTATCTTTTCTGGGTCATTTGTTGATTTGCCAATGCGAAGTTCGAAGGTCTTGCGGTCATCACACATAATGAGAGCGGATCCGTGACTGCATGACATTCCGTATGGGAGCACTCTCATTGCGTCTGCGACCTCGGTTGTTTGTTCGAGAGTATTTTTAAGACTCTCGATAGTGCTCATATCGAACATTGAGCAATAACCCATTTCACTTGGTCTACGACCACTAACTTTAATCCAGTCGTTTTCGTAGGCTTTAAGAATGTATTGCAATTTCAAGAAATTGATGGCTTGTTCTTTTTGTGTGGAACCTAATGCCTGGCGACCAATGTGAACGTGGAAACCTACGGAAGCTATGCTCTCGTCATTTCCATTCGCACGAAGTTGGTTTGTGAGAATGCTCCAGTCAAAGTGATTCAAAGCAAATTGCTTTGTCATAATGTTGGAAATGATTTCACCGCTAACGGTGCAGTCTTGTTCGCAGTGGAACACTCTATTTGTGCGAGCTCTTGGGTTTGCGACACGCCAGAACTCTTCGGTTGCTGTCATACTTGTATGACGGTTTCTTCCGTTGCTGTATTCCATCTCGAGACCGAGTGTGATTTGTGGTAAATTGTCCATAGACCAAGTTTCACTTGGTGCTTGGCATAATTGTGTAATTCTTCCGTGGCAGTCGTGATAGCCGTTAAGAGTAATAACTCTTCTGGTTTCTTCTCTTTGGTTTGCTAAAGCAACACAACTTTGGCAAAGTCTTGTGCGACCATCCCAAGTGCTTGAGCCAGTACGGATGTCTTGCGGATTTACCCAAGCACCGCAGCGGTCACATTTGCGGAATCCGAGAATACGCATAAGGTGTTCTTCGGCACTTTCGGAGTGGGTGCTGCAGTTGTATTCAACTGGGGTTTCGAATGCATCAAATTGAAACACATAAATTGTGTTTGTTTGAAGGGTGGCAAATGGGTAAACTCTCTCGCTCATATCTTCGGCGAGTTGGTCGGTTGGAAGTTCGGTTGCATTATGCACGTTGACTTCGAGCATTGCTTTTGCCATTGGGTCGAGTTCTTCCACTTTGTGGAATGTTGCGAAAACTTCGTGGTTTTCATTGAGGGTACAAATTACGATGTAATTTTTCATTGTCAATTTTTCCTTTCGGCGGTTCTTCCGCTCGTTTTGACACCAACATGATTTCACATTTTTTCCTGCGAGCATCACCCACAAAAACGAGACTAATAGCCGATCTAAGCTGAAAGCTTAAAAAATAATTATTTGCCAAACGAAACTTTTTGACATTGCCGAAAAACCCTGCTCGCTTAAGCAGGACATGTACGCGTAATATTTTGTAGGTTTCACTACAGCAAATTTAATCTATCTGGTTAGTATTGAGTTTAGTAGGGTTAAATAAAATAAATTAGGGGCAACTAGCAGCAAGACTAAAAACGTGTATTATAACGAGTGTAAATGTAATCACAAAAACGCTGGAAAATGGGATGCGAGAAAAGAAATGTGGCGAAATGACTATCGTAATTTACAATTAACACCGAGAAAAAGCGTGGTCGTTTTTCACTGGGTGCCGTTGGAGAACATAAGCAGACTATTAGAGCAGCTTTAGAGGGCTTAATTAGGGTCTTTTATGGTGGTTTCTTATCTCATAGACCAGTAAAACAATAGAATAAACCTAAAGGTTTAAGGTATCTATTGGAGCAGTTTGTAAGAACTCAACCGTCCTTTTGCGTAATGCATGGGTATGTGTTAGGGATTGCATAGGCATAATGCACCCCTCCCTATGCCCCCTTTTGGGTATGGGGCACGTGTAATATACATCATGGCTCCCTCTTGCAAATCCTAGTTTTCAACCCCATTTCGTATCATTTCAACATAAAAATTACATTTGCGTATATTTTGTGTGTGTCGTGTGTCACACATTTTTTTCCTTATTTATAAAATTTTGAATTTTTTCATGTCATTTCGTGTGATTTCTTTCTGTGAAAAGTTTCATATTTTTTGTTGATAATTTTCAATTTTAAGTTTATTTTGTGTGTGAGGAAATCTATGGAAAAGCGTGACGATATTTTACTATCTCTAATTCCTGAGTCTGAAAAGGCTTATTTTGAGAATCGTGAGAGAAAAGCGAAAGAAGTAGATATTAAGGATGGTCAAAAAGGGTTAGCGGAAACTCTTATGATGGAGTTCGTTAACGATGATGGAACGGTGCTTACGCCTAAAGATATTATCGATAGGAAGGCAATCGGTTTTGTTATGGCTAATCCAAGTCCGCAGAATGTCAAAGCTCTCTATGAACTAGCTGGTCTAGCGGCTCCGAAAGAGATTGATGTTAAATCAGGTGGTAAACCAATTGATAAGTTCCTCTCTGATCTGTCCATAAAACAAGCGGCTAATGGAGAAAACTAGAAATTTCTCCGTGATGGTTCCTGACTCGTTGGGAAGACCGCACGAAATTAGAGTCCTCGATTTCATCCAAAACTTTCTCTATATTAGACCGAAGCCAAAGAACTTGATGGCGGAGATTCTTGATGGGGAAGTGGAAGATACACCACTCATTCTCTTTAAGTTAAATCCTCAGCAAATGAGGTTTTACTTACAAATTGAGGATGATTGGAAACACTATCGTCCGATTAGGTACATAGTGCTAAAAGCTAGACAAATTGGGTTTTCAACCCTGATTGCAGCAATTATCTTCACGATGACGATCTACTCTCCTTATAGAGAGTCGTTAGTTATCTCTGATAAAGATGACCATACAAAGAGAATCTTTGAAATGTATCAGAGGTTTTATGACCAT